TTTGGCTTCTTGGCGTCGTGCGCGAACTGGATGAAAAAGCGGTTCTCGGTGGCGTTCATTACCACCGTGGCGTCCGTCCCCTCCACTGAGTTTGATCTGAATCGGTCCAGAGAGGTGTCGCCCCACGCCAGCCAGTCTGGCTGCTTTCCAAGGATCTGCTCGTACATCACCATCTTGGCGAACAACTCCTCCGCGAACACTTCAAGCAGCACCTCCTGCTTGATGGATACCACTTCGTTCAGGATGTCCCAATGGGAGACGCCGTTGACGAATCGCTTCTGGATGATTGCCGCAGCGTGATTGGTTTCCCCGGTATCCAGGCCCACGAACAGCGACGCGGAGGACGATTCTGGGAGCATTACGGACCACTCGGATGGATCGTCTCCAACAGCCTCTCCAATGACGATCTGAGAGCGTTTTGCCTTGAAGTCGCGGGCAAACCAAGCCCCCTTGAACCCAACGCCGCGTACCCACTTGCCCTCAACGAAGCGAGCCCACCCTTCAGGGTCGCCAGCGTAGGTCGTCTTGATGTTCTGGATGTCGCGTGGGTCTGCGAGTGGGTTGTCGTCGATTGAAAACTCAACAAGCCCAAGCTCGCTCTGGTAACGCTTCCACTCAATGAGGTCGCTCTCGTTTGCAATGTTCTCTGGCGGCTCGTCAGCAACCCTGTCCTTGAACCAGATGTCGTATGCCCAGTGCTGGTCGCCCTCTTCAGGTGGGTTCGTGTCCGCGATCCAGAGGTGTTGGTCGTAGGGGATACCCAGCGCACGCAACTGGTTCTTTGGGATGTCGAATGTGGACCGCTCGTGGAAGTTCTGAAGCTCGGAGAAGTACAGGCACGAATACCGCGTGGACAGGAACTTGTCTTCAACGTCGCCTTCAAACTCAAGGGAATGCAACTGGAACTCAGCAATGGCCCCGTACTTGTTCCTGACCTGCATGTAGTATTGGCGCGTGGCTCCACGGCTGGTTTGCGGCGTTCCAATCACCTTGAACAACTGGTCATCTTCACCGACGATGTTTTCACCCTCCCATACCTTCAGGAGCTTGTAGATGTCATCCCAGATACCAGCCAACCCAACCTTGATGGTGGTGCAAAACACGCCGATGCGGGCTCCGTTGCTCTCATCCCCAGTCTCCCACGCATGACGAATCACCCGATTGACGGCAGCGATGGTTTTTCCAGACATACGCGGCCCGGTGAGAAGGATGTACCGCTTCTCAAGGTAGTAGGATTCACGCTGCTTGTCCGTCATTAAGGGCTCCCACAGCCCTGTTTCTTCGATGATTGGCATTTCGGTTGCGCTTGGTGCTCCGATAACGTTACAGTGAACGTCAACTAAAAACAACCGTGGTTGAACTTGAGATCCTGAAAAGCAGGGGCATCACAGAGGAGTCCCTGAAAGCGAAGTTCGATTTGGCTTCATCCGCTACCCAGTCGGATGAGATCAAAGAACTCACCAAACGCATTGCCAGTCGCATCAACGACGGGCGGTCCTTCTCGTTTACCCACTGGAAGTTGTGGCAGGCGATTGACGCCCTTTGCGAAACCCCATTTAAGCAGGCGAGCGTTGCTGTTCTCCAGCAATTGGCTGACAGGAATCCCACGTCCGAGGAAGTGCTTCGCACCGCACGCGACTGGGAGCTAACCCATCTTGTCACCGAACGAATCGACCCGAAGACCGGGAAGAAAACCACTTACCTTGATGTTCCGAAGTTCTTCAACGTATTCGTTCCGCTCGCCCGCGCATTCTCCCTTGTTCGTGCTGCCAAGCTGACCATCGACCGCATCCAAGTCCCCTTGTTCAAGTGGGAGCCTGTCCACGATACGCCGGACATGCGTGCTCGGTGTGAAGTCCTGACGGATCGCGTTGAAACGATGTCCAACCAGATTGGGTATCGACATGCGCTTCAACAGGTTATCAGGAAGGCAGTGGAGTACGGTCAGCAGCTCCAGTTCATCAAGGAGGACTGGTACAAAGAGGAGCAACTGAACGCTGATGGTGAAGAGGTAACAGTCAAGGAAGGGCTCCGGTTCAACATCCCGCATCCGTCTTGGACCTACTACGATCAGAACTCCAAGCCAAGCCAACTGAACACCGACACCGGCCCAGAGTACGCCGGTTACTGGATGGTGAAACGGTACGGCGAGATCGCTGCGAAGAAGAACCTCTGGAACACGGAGCGCATTGGCCCTTCCAAGAACGCTTTCTCCGATTCACGAGCCACCGCATTCTACCAGCAGAACGGGTGTGTGATGAATGCCCCGGCGCTCAATGGGCTCAACTGGTCCACGCTCCAACGCGAGGCCGAGACATCCACGTTCTACACGTCGAACCATCACGACCACCCCGTCACGATCAGCAACCATTTCGAGCGGCTGGTCCCATCGGAATGCGGCCTTGGCGACTACGATTATCCCGTCTGGTTCTGGTTCATCGTCGCATCCGACAGCACCATCCTGTATTGCGCCCCACTGCCCCACTGCCCGGTCACGTATTGGGGCTACGACCCAGACGATACCCGGCTGTTCAACGTGGGAATGCCGCTGGAATGCGCCCCGTGGGAGACGGCCATCAGCAACCTGTTCACCCAGCAGTTGCTCTCGGTGAAGAACAACCTCGCCAACCTCAACTTCATCAACTCGGATTTTGTTGACGAGTCCACACGCAAGAGGATCGAGAACCTTGGCCAAGCCTACTACACCAGCCTCAACCTTGTTCCGATCTCTGGGCGGGCTCTCCAGCGAGCGCAGCAGAAGGTTCAGGAAGCGGTCTACAGCGTGCAATTCCCGAAGCAGGACGTGAACGGGATCATGGCTGCGGTCCAGATGGCCATCAACCTCATGGAGCGTTCGTTGGTCATGTCGGCTCAGGAGGTTGGATCAACGGCGTCCCACGAGCAGTCCGCCGAGGAGATGCGCGTCATCAGCTCTGCCACCAGCGTGCGGCTCCAGTACACTGGGCTCGCCATCGACAACGCCATTTATGCGCTGAAGGGGCAGCTCTACGCCTACCTTATGGCTTACGGCGAGGACGAGATGTACGGGTACATCAACGCGCCAGAGGAAGAGGTCAAAGCCAAGCTCGAAGCTCTCGGATTCACCGTGGACGAAGAGGGCGGCGAGAAGTGGAAGGTCACAGCGCCCAAGTCCGCGTTGCGAATGGACCAGTTCTCTTCGATTCGCGATGGCCAAGATCGCTCCAACAACATCGCAATCGGCACCCAGATGGTCCAATTGCTCGCGCCCCTCACCCCGAGGTTGCTTGAGGTTGTGGGTGGAGATCAGGTTGTCGGACTGTTTAACCGCGTGCTGGACGTGTTTCAGTTGCCGCGTGACTGGCGCATCAAAGCGTCCCAACAGCCAATGCAGCCGGGCGCTGAAGGCCAACCTCAAGAACAGCCTGCGTCTCAGGAGTGGGTGGTCCAGCAGATCACCGCCCTCGCGCAGCAGATGTCTCAGGCGTTGCAACAAAGCCAAGCCGCCCAAGAGCAATCCGCGCAGGGCATCATGACCACCGTTGCGGAGCAGATCCAGCCCGCCATGGAGGCGCTGAAGAAGCTCACTCAACAAACCCTGCTCAACTCGCAATCAATTTCCCAGCTCAGTCAATCTATAGACCAGATTGGGCAGGAAGTAGCCAACAATGCAGCACCAATCACCGTTGATCCGAATGCCGTTGTCGGAGGAGGAATTGTCCCGCCTCAAGGGATGGCTCCTATTGCCTGAAGCCGACCTGCTTTTCCAAGTCCTGAAAGCCCGAATCGTTGCATCACAAATGCAAGCGGGCATTCACCTATCAAACGACCACCACGAAGCCTTTATTGGAAGCGTGGGTCCAGAGATGGGAACCGCATCGACTGAATCTGCAACCGTCGCCGCCGAAGCCATGATTACGCTGGATGTCCTCAAAAACCTGTTCGCTGAGGACTCCGAACTGTTCACCCTTACGTTTGATATTCAACTCGCATGAGCACTGAAGCGCCTGTAGCACCATCACCCACACCCGCCGCGCCAACGGCAATCCCACCCGGAGACAAGTCTTCGTCGCCGGTTCCATCCATTGAGCACAACTCGCCAGGAGAGATAGAGTCCCGCGTTCAGGAGGCTTTGAAAGCCCGTGAAGCGATGGCTGATTTCTTCGACACTGGGAAGCGCAAGAAGGCGGAACCGAAGCCGAAGGAGACTCCCACTGAAGATCCGCCCGAAGATCCGAAACCGGAGGACAAGCCAGCCAAGCCTGAGAAGAAGGCTGAAGAGGAGACCAAGGAGGTTGAGAAGAAGCCCAAGCGCAAGCCCCGTGTTGATCCCGAGGACGAGGAAGATGACGTTGCTGACCGCATTGAGAAGGGTTTTGAGAAGGTTGCCAAGAAGCTCGAAAAGCAGGCTCCCAAGGAGGAGAAAACACCTGACACCAGCGGCCTGTCAAAGCGTGATGCTGACAAGCTCCGCGTGTTTGAGGAGATGGCCAAGGAGAAGGGCGATGAGTATGGCGATCTCCCAGCCCAGTTCAAGGCGTTCGTCGCCAAGGAAGCCAAGTACAAGGCTGCTTGGGAGAAGAAGAATCCTGGCGAAGCATTCGATCCAGAGTCGGACGATCATGAAGAATTCTATGAACAGAACAGTCCCCAGTACGAGGATGACGACTACGTTGACGCCCGCGCCGAGTTAAGAGCGTCCGAGGCCTTCGAGCGTAAACAGAAAGCGTTCGAGGAAAAGATGGCCAAGCGAGAGCGGGAGGAAAACATAGAGAAGGTAGCGAGAGAAGCCACCGCTGACGTTGGTGACGCGCTCGCAACAGCTCTCAAGGGTGAAAAAGTGAGCATGAAATCTCTTGCGTCCGAAGATCCCGTCGAGGCGGAGTACGCAAAAGAGGTTCAAGGGGAACTGGAAACGCTGGTTGGTGAGCTTTACAAAGTGTTTGGGCGTGGAGGCGGAAAGCCTTTCAACGAAGACAACGAGACTCACAAGGGGCTTGAAAAGAGATTGTTCCGATACGAGGGGGAGCTTCTTCAGCTTGAACCCAACGAAATAATGATGGGCGACCGGCAATTCACAACCCTGGCTCGCTTTGGGAAAATGTCACCAGATCAGAAAGAGCGCCACTGGACCATATTCCTTGAGCCCGACCTCGTTAAGCACTACATGGTTCACGAGTATTCCGACAAGGTTAAGGCAAAAATCTCAGCGCACGAAGGGGCGTGGAGCCAGCGCGTCTCGAAAAACAGCGGGCAACAGAGCGGAAAGACGCCCGCAAAGGCTCAGGAATCAAAGCCCGCCACGCAAGCGCCAGTCGCCAAGAAAACGGCGTCTCCGAGCGTTTCTGGAGGTGACAGGAGTGCCACCCCTATCGCGCCAGCTAAGGGCGCTGAGACGAATCCGCTCGCAGCTATGGCCAATTTCTTCGGTTGAGGTTCAATGTGTTAGGCCCATCACGGGTTTTAACACATGCCTACGCAATCCATCATTGATAGCGGCCAGTGTACGGTCATCACGAACAACTCGTATGACACCACGGGCACGCTCACTAGGTCCGACCTTAAGGCGGCCTCCCCCACCGAGGTTCTGAGTTGGTACTACACCAGTGCCGACTCTGCCTGGAATTCGACCGCAGCTTTCATGCGGCACCAGTTCGAGATGTCCATGTGCGGTGTCAAGCGCATGGGTTTCTGGGATTGGATCATGTCTGGAACCAAGGACTGGTCCGCGCACTGGACTCCCAAGTCCATCGC